CTGTTATTGATTTGGAGACCACAGGACTCAACACCAAAACCTGTAGAATTATTGAGATTGCCATCTTTCATGTTGATGGCGATAAGGTAGAGAAAAAACTTTCTACACTTGTCAACCCTAAGGTCTTCATCTCTCCACTAATCCAACGCATTACGGGTATCAAGTACTACGACGCAATGAAAGCCCCAACATTCAAAGAGATAGCTACCGATGTAAAGAAGCTATTCAGAGGTAAGGTCTTCGTGGCTCACAACTCTAAGTATGACTATGAAGTACTACGCAATGAGTTCTACCGCAATGGCATACCATTTAGAAGAAAGCACCTTTGCACGCTTGCACTCTCTCGCGTTGCCTTTCCTAACCTTAACTCTTATAAGTTAGGTAACCTTTGTGAGAAGTTAGGCATCGACTTAACCAACGCTCACAGGGCTGAAGATGATGCTCACGCTACGGCTGTGTTACTACAACGCACCCTGGCGGAGGCTCCCTTCTAAGAGTCGCACCCTTCGGGTGTATAGCAACATAAATCTGTATAGCATATCAAGTAAAGTAAAGTATAGCGGAGCGAGTATAGCATAACCTCAGCTAAGTAAAGTATAGGGCCGCGAAGCGGCTCGTGTATAGCATACTGCACTTTTCTACACTACCCTAAAGCAAATCCGCTACGAACCAATTTTGATAACTATAGCGTAACCCAAATAAAGCAACACACAATGGAAAACTTAAAAAGTAAAAGATTCGTAATTCGCAAATCACTAATTGGCAAAGGAATGGTAATTGAGTTCAAGGACTATGATGGGAAGGTATGGAAATATGACCATGACAAAGTTTACGAGGCATGTAAAGAACGCTTCGATAACCTACCATCGTTCAACAAGTATAAATCCTATACTCAGACTTACAATATGCCAAAGTTCGTAAGAGCGTTAGGAGATGAAGTCCTAGTACCGTAAGGTACAGGCTTCCCCCTCTGGGGGGGGTGTATAGCAACTGTATAGCATAGTAAAGTAAAGAAGAGTGTAACAACCAAAAGTAACATAATTTCAGACAGCAGACGTAAAACGTGTATAGCATATTCCAGAATAGTAAACCATAGTGTAAGCAACCGCAAAAAACATGACAATAGCCCTATATAATATATATATAACACCCTAATGTCAGGTTTTTATTCGATGTTTAAGGCTTGATGAGGTGGGGTTAAAACCCTCCTACTTCTTTTAACAATAAACAAACCATACCTTTTTTCAACATACTGTTAGGAATATAACAAACTGTTTAATTAATTGATTTATGCTTCCGAGCAAATTCGGTATCAAGCTTTGCTTGTGCTCATTTGACTAAGCAAATTGGCTACGAGCTGATTTTGATAAATACTCTGAACGCAATAATTAACACATAGTATGAATAACCCCATAGTAGATGAGCCGATGTATAGAGTCAAGATGCGAGTTGACACGTATCATAACCTACCAACCTTACGAATTGGACGTAACAAGTTTTACGGCTTTCGCATAGGGAGAGTACCGCGTAAGTTTCATGATACCACTCGTAAGCTTCATTATACTTGGTTCACCTACAAGGGTTATATCTTCATCGACTCTTATGCGGTCAGTAAATCAGATATTAACTTAGCCTTAGATAGAAAATATTAATATGAGTAGACAATTTTTAACAGTACTATGCAATGAGATTGGGACAGTACATCAGTATGAATTACCAGAGTTAGAAGATGGTAAGAAGTATGAGCAGTTATGCGAAGAGATATTTGAGTTTATGACCCTTCGCGGTTTTAAGTCTGGGAACATTGAATGGATGGTTCATGACAGGGAAGGTATGTTTTTCCACAGGGACAATAGAGTTAACTTTTTAAAGGAAGGATTATGAGAGTAAGAGAATTATTAATGAGAATATATGGACCAGACTATGACCCAGACATGGAGGTTACATTTTACAGAAGAGCTGATGATGATAGTGGTCAAGAGGGAGTAATCAGTATGGTAAAAGTAGATGACAATGACGTTCATGTACAATACTTTGAAGGGTCAAATAATTTAGAAAAAAGTTTAGAAATAATATTAACATGAAAGTAGTAAAAGAATCAATAGAAGCCACAACAGTAGATTACACTGTTTGTATAGAGTACAAATCAAAATTATATAAAGTAGTTTTTTGTCGCGACCTCGATGCACCCGTAGACTCCTACAATAACATGGAGCTTATAAACAATTACGATGAGTTGTCTGATGTAGAAATAAAGCAAATAAAGAATTATGCAGAAAATGTTTGGTACGACACAGATTTGTTTATACACATGAACAAAAACTTAATTAAAAGAAAATATTTTATATAATGACAGTATACACATTACATTTACCAGAGGACAAGCAGTCCGAGATAGACCAGCTTAATAGAGATGGCAACCTAAGGTATTGCACATTCTACCTTGTCTCCCACGACGGAAGGCAAGTTGAGATAGAGTACGCCCCATACGTTGCTATTGAACAAGATGCAGACCAGATTCAAGACCTTGAGCTACTTGGCTCTTTGCTTGGGTACAGAGAGTATGAGTATACCATAACTCAGCGTGAGGTATGCTTAGACTAATCAAGGCGTTTATTCACGGGGACATGAAAGTGCGTATTGGAAAACACAAAGTAGAGGTTTTTCACATCGTCGCTATCCTCGGGTACTTGTGGTGTTGCTACCACGTATGGACAGAATATATGATAATAACTAAAAACTAAAGTAAAACTATGAACATCATTGAACAATTAGGTATCGCTCCTTACGAAGAAGGAGGATTAGTGTCAAACGTATACACAGGAAGTATTTGTATGCTAACAGCAGAGGAGTTGGCAGTCTATGATTTTATTATAGGTGCAGAGAATACCCTTATGTACGACTCAAAAGAAATGGACGAGGACGCAGTCTATAAACTACGAACTGACTTTCACAGAGGATTAAACTGGTTTAAGCAGACTAACGCCAGAGTTTACATGGAATTACTAGACTGATATGATAGAGATAAGAGTAAATAAAACAGCAAGAGAAAGAAAAGTCAGGGACTTCTTGAACAACACTATTATTATGGCTCAAGATGTGGCTGACAGAGGAAGAGATAAGTTTCGTATGAGATACCCTCGTAATATAGGGTGTTCACCTCACGAGCTTATGGCTATGGTTGAGAAAGAAACAAACAACACAGTCTACGGAGGATACAAGTGTATCACCGATGGGTTTATAACTTTCAACATCAGAAGCTAATGAGAAGGTTAGTTATCCAAGTAGATATGGATGGGCAAGACAAGCCTAATTATGTAGATATAAAAGAGTTTTTAGAAAACTTACCAAACTATATCACTAACGACAAGACGCTATCCTAAGCAAATTCGGTACGACTGAATTTTGATAATTATGTAAATATGAAATTCAGCCGACAATGAAACGCATTATAGTAACACTTGAAGAGAGAAAGATGGCAACGAGAGTTCCGCCACCTTACAGAAATAAAAAAAAGTATAACAGAAAAAATAAACACAAGAAGAATGATAGCAGTATTTAAATCTCCAAACGAGCAAGAACTTATGGAAAAACTTGAGGTAGGTAGCCACAGACTAAATACCTTTATCGATGTAGACTATTTCGATTTGGTTAAAGCCTTCGGTCAGCCGTCTTTACCTCAAGAGTCACCAGATGGTAAGGTGCAAAAAGAATGGATACTTGAGCACAATGGAAACATATACACCATCTATGACTGGAAGACTGGCTCCGAAGAGTTCACCACACAAGAACTTACCGCTTGGAATGTCGGTGGTACAAATGCATCTTTAGATTTCCTCGAGGAGCTAAAGTCGTATTTACCACCATCTGCTTCATTCGTCTTTAATTGGGACAAAGATGATAAGTAAAAATACAGAGCCAAGAGAACCAGGAGAGTTTCTCTGGGCTGATAAGATGCTTGTTCGCTCTACCTTTATGGAGATATATGTAGACATGGACAACTTTTATTACAAACTAATACACGAAGGCAAACAAGACAAAGAAATTTATTTAATGCTTGACGATATAGCTAATAAGTTGGCAGTAACATTACATGAAATAGATAAAAAAGAATATATATGACAATGACACAAGAAGAGTTTGAAAAAAGCCACGAAAAAGTAAACACCTTTGTAACAAAGGCAGAGTGCATGGAAGCCCTTGAGTATCTATATGGCATGGGTGTTGAGAACATGAGAAGTGACGAAGCACACTACACAATGATTTTAATAAAGAAAGTAGCAAGAATATATAAAGAAGACTTATGGCGGGAAAAGAACTAACAACAGAAGAAAAAGTAGATGCAATAGAGAAACTATGGGATTGCAAGTTTGAGATTGGAGACTTAAATGACCACTACGTAGAGGGTTCTTACAAAAGAAGACCAGACTATTTTGTATGGAAAACAGAGACCGCAGACGGGTACTACTGCTATGTATTGAAAGACGGATACAACGATGACATCAATCCTACAACAGAACTTTATACTGAAGACGGGGCAGAAGACTTGAAAGATGAAATCAGAGAATGCCTTGAGAGCGGTAATACAGTTAAGATTGACGATGTTATTGCAACAGAGCTTGAGATGGATACCGATGACGATTCAAGTTGGGCGAGTAATGATTTTTGGGTAGACCTATACGATGAGTTAGTCGACAATGGAGACATTGAAGAGGATGATGAAGATGATGAAGACTACTTGTTTTTCGAAGAAGCTAAGATACAAAAAGAAGATAACCAATGATAGTACAAACAGTTTACAAACACGACTTTATTGACTCTCCAGTATTGCGTGAGAGCTTTACTTATTCTGGCAGAAATGCTCTTTATGATATGTTTGAGTCTTTGTCAGAAGACTGCGGTCAATATTATCAGTTCGACCCTATCGCTATTCGCTGTTCTTACAGTGAGTATGAAGACTTTGAGGAAATACAAGCAGACTACCCTCAAATCAAGGATATGGAAGACTTAAAAAATCATACAGACGTGTGGGAGTACAAAATGGAGTATATAGATAGAACAGAAAAAGGTATAATAATACAACAATTTTAAGCATGGGATATAGGTCACAAGTATGGATCGGTGTGCACGACGACTACCGACAAGATTTTAAATTATTAGAGAAAGAATACGGAGAGTTCTTTTACAGAAAAGGTAGATGTAAAAGAACCAATGTTACTGTCTACAAAACAAGATGGGACACTAAATGGTACAGCGAGATTGAACCAGTATCTTCTTATGAGGATATTATCAAGGCAGACACGGACAGGAACTGGATAGTTGCCATAGGTGAGGACAATGCAATCCACACTGACCTTGGAGATTGGTGGGACCATATCGATATGGAAATGAAAGTAAAATTAAATTTAGATTAATATGGCAAATCACTGTTGGAATACAATGTCAATCACTCAGTACAAAGAGGATGACAAGCAAAAGATAATTGACTTTTTTAAGTCTTACGAGAACTATGACTACCTAACTCACTGGGGAGACTCTTTACTTAAACCAGAAGACAGAACAGTTGGAGAAATTACATACGATAACTGCTACAAGTGGGGTTCAAGATGGTGGGACTTTGATTTAGATGTAGGAGATAATTATATTCAAATCGATGGCGACTCAGCTTGGTCTCCTATGTGTGAGCTTGCTTCACTAATATCAGAGGTCTTTGACTGCCATGTAAACCTTGATTATAGCGAACCTGGAATGGACTTTGCTGGTATTGAAGACTACAAAGATGGAGCTATGATAGATATACAAGAGTTTACATACAGAGAGTATGAGTATAAGTTTATGGACTCACACTACCATGTTCAGAAAATTATTGAAGACCTAAGAGATGGATGT